GTTTCTTTCATTGCCTGGGGAAATTAGAGCTCAAGTCGATAATGACCCAGAAAAGTTTCTTGCTATGGTTGATGCTGAAAAAGCAGCGATTAAAAAGCAGGAAAAGGAATCCGCGAAAGCGGACAAAGGTAGCGTCGACCCAGCGCCAGCGGTCGATGCAGACAAGGCCCCTGAATAGGGGCCGCGTCAGTAGCACACGGTTATACTTGATCTAAAGTGTGCTAGGTGACACCCTTTTAATAGAAGGGTAGGGCCCCCCGTACCAAAGTATTAGTGTACGAGGGGAACAAAAAGTAGTAGGTTGTAACATATAGTGTCGTAAGTTATTGAACTTAATAATGATTATGCGACATTTATGTGCGACCGCACAAAACTAGGAGAGCGTTATGCGACCAGTTAAAAGAATGAGCGTAAACAAAGGCCGTTCGGCCAGCAAGTTTAGAAAGCAAGTATCACGTACAAAAGTAGCAAATCTGCGCAGTAATCCAATGCGCGGTGGATGGCGACTTTGAGCAATGCCGTGTTTCAGCCCGCTCCAAGCGTGGCGGACAGATAAAAAGGAAGTTGTATTTTGGCGACGAAACGACGCGGTACAAGAGTTAAAGCTTCCTTGCGGACATTGCGAAGGTTGTCTGCTCGAGAGATCGAGACAGTGGGCCGTACGGTGTATGCACGAGGCCCAGTTGTGGGAAAGAAACTGTTTTATCACGTTGACGTATGAAGAAACGCCAGCGTGGAACAGTTTGAGACATTCGGATTTTCAGAAGTTTATGAAGCGGCTGCGGAAACGATTTACAGGACACAAGGAGAACATTGATGTTCGAACTGGGAAAAGTACTTATCCAATTCGCTATTACATGGCTGGTGAGTATGGGACGTACGGTGGCCGTCCTCACTACCACGCTTGTCTCTTCAATTTTGCTTTTGAGGATATTGAGTTTCTTCGACGAACTAACAGCGGTTCTAACCTCTATCGCTCGGCACAGTTGGAAAGCTTATGGCCGCACGGTTTTAGTTCTGTTGGTGATGTCACTTTTGAGTCTGCTGCTTATGTTGCACGTTATGTGATGAAGAAAATGAAACAGGAGGAAGTACAAAAAGGACAAGTAATTGATTGGGAAACCGGTGAAGTGATGCCACGGGTTCCTGAATATAACAAGATGAGTTTAAAGCCAGGTATCGGCGCAAATTTTATAGATAAATATAGCAGCGATGTGTTTCCACATGACTATGTAGTAGTTAACGGACACAAAGCAAAACCGCCCCGCTATTACTTCAAACGTTTAGAACAGCAAGCACCGGATTTGTACGAATACGTACAACAGTCCAGGGCGCTGCAGGGAGTTAAAGAATGCGAGGAACAACAACCAGATCTTGGCGCACGTCAAAAAGTGCTCCAAGCCAAATTAGAAAGATTACAAAGGAACTTATGATGGAAAAGCCAGTAGTAGTTTTATACGACAATGTAGCAAATGCATATAAAGATCCCTTCTATCCACCAACAAGGGGTGTCGCCTTAAGAGAGTTTCAAGACGCGGTTAACAATCCGCAAAATGCGCAATTGCATAACCATGCGTCTGATTTTGACCTATATGTTATAGGTACATGGGATGAACAAACAGGAAAGCTTGTTTGTTTTGATATACCAGAGAAGTTAGCTAACTGCTCAAGTTTGAAATTGGAGAATGTCAATGCCAATGATGCATAGAAACCAGAGTGCAAATGCACATCAATTTTCAATGATACCTCGAGCGGAAATACCCCGCTCGAAGTTTAACGCGCAAAAAACGCTAAAGACGGCTTTTGACGCGGGCAATTTAGTCCCAATTTTTGTGGACGAGGTGCTTCCAGGTGACAGTTTTAACTGTCGGATGACGGCGTTTACACGACTGGCTACTCCCCTCTTCCCAGTTATGGACAATATGTACCTGGACACCTTCTTTTTCTTTGTTCCAAATCGATTAGTTTGGTCGAATTGGCAAAGGTTTATGGGTGAGAGAGATCCGAACCCTGATAGCAGTATCGATTACACGATACCGACAATGACCAGTCCGACAGGTGGTTATGCGGTGAATTCACTGCAAGATTACATGGGGCTGCCAACGGCAGGACAAGTAGATGGTTCAAGTACGGTTACCCACTCGGCCTTATTTACAAGAGCGTATAACCTCATCTGGAACGAATGGTTCCGTGATGAGAATTTGCAAGACAGTGTTACGGTGGATAAAGGCGATGGGCCGGACACCTATTCAAATTACACATTATTACGACGCGGAAAGCGGCATGATTACTTTACCTCTGCCCTGCCTTGGCCGCAAAAAGGTGACGCTGTAACGTTGCCTTTGGGTGATCGCGCTAATGTAGTTGCTGATGCTTCTTTTAATAACAATACTGGTGATGATGCTAACCGCATTGCTGTTTATGATGATAGTGGTAACAAGCATGCGGTATTAGCAAGTTCGACGTATTTGGCTGGTAGTAGCGCGACCAGTAGTTTGTATCCCGGATTGTATGCTGATTTGTCGTCAGCAACAGCGGCGACAATTAACAGTATTCG